TTTTCTCTGTTCTATCGTATGGCATTTTTAATTTGTCAAATGCTTTTGCAATAGATCTAGCTGCGTGTATCTCTACATCAATTCCTGTTAAGCTTTTAATCTTACCAACGATCTTTGCTTCACGATCCATAAGATTTTTTTTAATGTTAGCTGCCTTATCTAAATCAACTCTTACACCTTTGAATCTCATATCAACCAAACAAGGAAATAATCTAGTCTCTAAATTAAATATATCCCACAACTCTTCTTGATATAATTCTGTTTCTAATCTTTTCCAAAGTTTAAGTGTAGACTCCGCATCACGTTCCGCGTACTGTCCCACAAAAAGCGCAGGCAATCTCCACATATCTTTTTTAGGATCAAGACCATACTCTTTTGCTGCTGCATTAAGAATACTTTCATCTTTACCCATACCTATGTAATGTCGTGACAATGTATTTAATTGATAAGACAATCTGTTCTCATCAATTAAAGACGCTGCTATCATAGTGTCTACAACTTTACCCTTAACTATTACTCCTGCTGATCTTAACCAGCAGATATCATACATTGCATTGTGAAATATAAAGGTAGTATCAACCTGGCTACAAATTTCCTTAAGCCAGTTTAAAACAAGATTTTGGTCCATATTACCACCGGACTCGTGATGTATAGGGAAATACCCTGACCAGCCCTCTACGGCCACCGCAATGCCAGCAATGTGCCCTTTTCCGGTAACATTACCAGATCCTAGCTCTTTTAAGTGTGGATCATTAGTCTCTAAATCTATTGCTATTTCTTTTTGCCCTCGAAGATCTTTAAGTTCTTCAGGCATAACCCATTCTGTCTCTGGTGTAAACAGAGGTATTTGTGTGCTTCTCACTACTTATAATCCCTTTCAATTATCATCTCAATAAAGTGAATTGCTTTTAACAAATCTTCCTTTTTACCTTTAAAGGGATGACGACAGATGTATTTTATAGCGCATCCTTCTGGAAATAACAACTTGTTTTCAACCACAAATTTACTTGGCTGTATAACAAATTTTTGATAGTGTTGTCCGCCTATTTGTTTGTCCCAAACTTTACTCATAATATATAAGCTCGATCAAAATCTCTTGGATCCAAGACGTGTAATTCACGCTTCGCTCTCGTCGCTCCAGTATAAAATAATCTATGTAATTCATCTGGGTCATAACTAAATGTTTCGAGTGCAGCGTTCGTTATATCTTGCATCAATAAAACTTTGTCAGCTTCGCCTCCTTTCGCTCCGTGTATTGTTGACATTATTATACGAGGATTTTTATTTAACGTTTCACCATTCGCCCTCATATTACGAATGTAGTTTTCGGTCATAGGATCTAGTCCTTCAAATGCTTCAAACCAAACTGTTGAAACTATTAGACCGTGTTCTTTTTGACATTCTTCTAAACTGTATTTACCATCTGCGTGTAATGTTTTACCTTTTCTAAATCCTTCTAATACATTTGATCCTAGATATTCGTATATATTTTTTATTTCTAAGTGATTTAATAATTCACCTTTACGCCAGTGTTCCCAATTATTTAATGCTAACAATAATTTAAGGGGTATGGAATTACGTCCTTTGTATTGATAATACCAACCACGTAGCTCACATACTTCTTTTACTTGATCTAAAAAATGATTCGCAGAAGATAATACTAACCAATTACCTTCTGACATATCTACCTGCGTGATGTCAGAATATCTTTTTAAAACTCCGTGCTCTTCTCTAGGTTTATAATCTTTATCAAATCTATTTTGTACTTGATTAATTATTTTTTGTGACAGCTCGTGTATGGGTCCTCCAGGAATCCGATAAGATTGATCAAGTGTTTGTATATCATCTACTTCTTCTTTAAGTGCTATGAAGTGATCCACATCTGCACCAGCCCATTTAAATATAGCTTGGTCATCATCACCTGCTATGTAAGTTTTTTCTGCACTACTCCAAATCTTTCTCACCATTTCCCACTGCAACAAAGATAAATCTTGTGCCTCATCTATGAATAAAACTTTGAATTTATTGTGATTTTCTTTAGTCAAGAAGTCTTCTAATAAATCATTAAAATCTTTTAAACCTTTTTCCTTTTTAAATCTTTTTAATTCTTCTGCTAATAAAAATAATGTGTTTCGTTCTATGTCTAATATATTTTTTCTCGAATCATAATAGTCTAGTAAGTCCATTCGTTTTACAGCTGCTGTGTTTATTATTGTAAGATATTCATTATCAGAATTAAAAGTACCATCACCATCAGAAAATTTTGCAACTTTTATAGGAACACCACATTTCTCGCCAAACTCTTTGTAGTCATCACTACCCATCATTTTTTCTCGAGTCATACCTAACTGATTAAATGCATATGAGTGTAGAGTTCTAAAAAAAGTTAGATCATTATCTATGTCGAGATTAAATTTTTCAGCAGCTCTGTTTGCAGCTTCGGTTGCAGCTTTTTTCGTGAAGGAAAAATATCCAATCTGTTTGGGTCTAACACCGTCCTGAATAAACTCGTCTACTAGATTTAATAAAGTTGTTGTTTTTCCAGTGCCTGGCGGACCAAGTATTATTGTTTTCATTAAAAGTTATCTTCTTGATAAGGAATTTTTGAAACAGCAGCTTCTGTTTGTTTCATTGTTTTTATTTTAATTAATCTTGGTTGTTGTTTTTTAATTCTTACTCTTTCCTCACACACAAAAGTATCTTTCATTCTTTTTAATAAATTTCCTGTTTTAGTTTTGTCCATTTCCCAATGATTTCTTTTGCAAAAATTATAAAAGTCCTCCATTCTAAAATAAGTAAATTCTTTTTTCTCATCGGTGTAAGGTAGTTTATTAAATACATCGTCGATTGTTCTTGCTGATTGTCTATTAGTTGTCCAGTCTTGCAAGAGTCCTGTAAGTTCATTCTCTGGATCTAAAGACTCTAATGGTTCTACTTCTTGTAGATCCTGCATCATTGGTTTTAAAAAATGTTGTTTCCAATCTTTTGGTTTTGGTATTGGTACAATTAAGTTTGCTTGATCCAAACACGCTAATGCAAATAAATTGGGACTGTAAAGTTGTTCTGATTTTAATTCTATTCTTTTTTTATCTACACTTAAAAACCATTGTGGTGGATTAGATGAATATTTAGTAAGACTACCCAACACTGGCATTTCTTCTTCACCAAATCCTACACCAAATCTTTTTGTTCTGCATAATCCTGACTGACATACAGCGTTTATAGGTGCATCCTTGCATCTATATTTATCATAACCTTTTCTGTTTACTGATTTAATTAATTGTTGAACTTCACTATTACTTAATGGAGGTTCCATAAATTTCATATTTGCTTTTACAATTTCATCTTCCCAGCTATCTGGATGAGATTGTTTATAATAAACTGCTACATTAAATAAAGCATTGTTCCTGGAGCCTTCACCAAAACCTGTTGATGCAAGTTTATTTAAACAAGGTGGACCTCCAGGAAATGCTTCTTCTATTTTTTTTTCTTCTGTTTTGATATTTTGTAAGTTTTCTTCTGTACAAGAGTAAAGATCATAGAGCTGATAAAATTCCTCAAGTGTACAACCGGCGCCAGTATCGTTGATAGCATAACGTAGTCCTTTCATTTCATTGTAGTAGGGTAAATTTAAAAAGTTACCAGTGTCCCCACGATCCACTAATATTTCTGTTTGTTTAGGAAATATTTCTGAACCTTCATACCCAAGTATGATGGCCATAGATTTTAATTTTGATTGCATCAAAGATGCAGGAATATTTTCTTTGGTAAATAAAAATACGTGTGCGCCGCCAGACTTACTACGGCAAACTATTAATGGGAGATTAAGTTTGCGAATACTTTGTATGAGGCTAAGATGGTCAAAGTTATATTCGTCAATATCAATACACCCCCAACGACAACTATTGTTTTCATTAATAGGGATGATTCCAAGGGCTGGTCCTTCTCCTTTAAGGTGCTTTTCCCAGTGGTCGTCGGTGACGGTACCACGTACAATAAAAGCTTTTCCTTTTTGTTTTCCATTCTCTCCTCGCTCACCGGGTTGGTATTGTCCATAAGCGATCTCTAATCCTTGAAATATTGATTTGAACTTATCCATTATCATTTCTTAATTCTTTGTAAAGGGGGATTTTGCAATCCCCCTCATTTTGGTTAGTAAGGAGTTGCCTCACCAGCCTTCTCTTCTACATCAGCTTTTGTTTGAACGGTCCCTTTAGATACATTCCCAGAAAAACTCTTTGCATCTAAATACAAAGACTTATCTGATTGACCTAAAATTCTGTTCTGCGTTACAACCCAGCCATACCAAGAACCTTTGTCGTTCTTTTGTAAGGTAGATGCTAGATTATAAACAACTCCGTGCATAGGAGGTATAGCAAATCCCCCTTTACCATCAGCAATTTGTATGGTTTTCATCATAGAATTCCATTTTTTACTAACGTTTAATTGAGTTGATTTCATCGTGATCAAAGCAGGTGTATAACCACCAGACTTTGTCTCTATCATCACGTAGTAAGATGCAGTCTCTTCAAGATAATTACCATTAGGCAATCTAATCTTTGAGCCATCTCTCTTACCTGTTGCGATTACCGGACTGTTCGGTAGATGAATTGCAACCGGAGCACCTGGTCCATCCCCTCTATCCGACCATTCTGGATAATCTTTTTTGTAGTAGCAAGGAATAACCTTGATACCTTGTTTACCATCGTACAATTCGCTGGTAACAGTATTATAGATCATACCAGGTTTGGCACCCTCTATATACTTTCCATCACCAAAAGTTACTTGCGGTGATAGTTGTCCTAAGATTCTGACAAATGGTAACGCCATATCTTCTTGCGTCATATTCTCAAAACCTTTGGATACGTCATCACCAAACAACGCTAGTGATGTGTCTTGTTTAGCTTTTATTTCATTAGCCATTATACATTCTCCATTAGTTATTTCCGGGTTATTTTAGTTTTATCTTTAATCCACGTACTAAAGATATCAGAGGGCATATCAAGCCCGGACTCGATACGCTCCCTGAATAAGGCAGTCAATGTCATCCAAGCCACATCAGATTTCTGTTGTGGTTCAAATCCATTTTCCTGCGCAAGGTCCAACAATTGTTTCGCCTTGTTGTCTTCTCCCTTTCCAAAAGTTACAAAGATATTGTTTTTAATAATATCTCCTAAATTTTGGTCACGAAGCCAGTCATAGCATTGTGCTCTTTTAGATTCATCTTTCGGAAGAGTACATCTATATTCTTTTTTAACAGATACTTTAGAACCATCAGCTAATTTTATTTCTGATAGTCCTTGTTCTGCCAGTAATTCTGGTATCACACGAGAGCTGATGTCATCAGCCTCTGCTTTTTTAGATTTGAGTTGCTCTTCTAATTTTGCAATCTCATCTTCTTTTGATTTTAACTTTACACATTCTTGTGCAATAGTTGTTACCTCTACATTATCTAAAAGATCTGTTGAATCTTTTAACATCATATCTCTTACATTTACACCAGGACTTGTAGTTACTGTTTCAACTACGTTAGGTGGTATCTTGTAAGTTATTTTATTTTTTACGCTCATTGTTATCCTTTCTGATACATATCTACTTCAAGTGGATAGTATCTATATTCACGTTTGTCCCACTTCAACATATTAAACTGTCCGTTTGTTACTTCAC